GCACCCAGCACGGCACAGAACGTCATTCGCCACGCCAAAACCGCCGGCAATGTGTTGCACCAAGCTCAGATCTTCTATCAGTGGGCCGAGGACGGCGACCCCGAGGACATTCTCGCTCAGGTCCCGCAGTTGCTTGGCGTCAATGCGGAAGCCATCGAGCCGCTGCAAGGTCTTGCCAGCGCTGCCGGGTTGCTGCGTGACGGCGCTGACCTGTCCCGGCTCGGCGAAGACGTGCTGGGCAGTGTCATGGGCGCCCGCGATTGCCTGAATCCCGTCGACCTCGCGAGCATCGTCAATCGCTTCGGCGCATCACAAGCATCCCTCGATGAAGCCGTCACGGTACTGGACGGCGCCAGCGATCGCTTGGCCGGGCTGGCCGCCGACATTCTGACCCGGAGGCGTTGATGTTCATATTGCACCTGACCACCGAAGGCGAGCGCTGGGATCAGTTGGCCTGGCGTTATTACGGCGACGCTCACCGCTACTTTCCAATCGTCGAAGCCAACCCGAACGTCCCGCTGAGCGCTACGTTGCCTTCGGGCCTGACCTTGGCCATTCCGCTACTTGAAACATTGCCCACCGCTCAGGACGTCCCGCCATGGATGCGCTAAACCCTCAAACCGTTTTGCAGGCGCGCTTTGTGCTGACCTACCAGCAGCGCAACATCACCCGCGATGTGAGCGAGCATTTGCTGTCACTGACCTACACCGACCACCTGACCGGCAACGCCGACAGCCTGGAAGTCGAACTCGAAGACACTCAAGGCCGCTGGCGCGATGCCTGGTACCCTGGCCACGGCGATACGCTGACCTTGGCGATCGGCTGGCAAGGCGCACCATTGCGGACCCTCGGCCGGCTGGAAATTGACGAGGTCGAACTCAACGGCCCACCCTCGACCATCACCATTCATGCCTTGGCCACCGGCATCAACGGCCCGTTGCGCACCGTCGAACACCACGCCTACGAAGACCTCACCCTGGCCGCCATCGCTCAACAGATCGCCACCCGCCAAGGCCTCACTCTGGTCGGTCACATCGAGCCCATCCCACTCGACCGCCTGACCCAGCAAGACACCGACCTGACGTTCCTGCGCGACCTGGCCGCCACCTACGACTACGCCTTCAAAATCACCGACCGGCAACTGGTCTTTCACGCCATTCAACGATTGGCGCAGGCCGAGCCCGTCGCCACGCATCGCCTTACAGACCTGGCTAATATCAACCAGCGCGACCAAATCAAAACGGTGCCCAAGGCCATCGAAATCAAACACAAAGACCCGACCAAAAAACAGCTCATCACTTACACGCTGGTCAACAACCAAACCGTCGCCGCCCCCAGCAGCGCCAGCCAAACCACCACCAGTGCCGACACCCACAAAAGCCGACAGCGCAGCACTTCCACCGAACAGGCCCAGGCCAAAGCGAAAGCCGAACTCGCCCAAGCCAACCGCCAACGCACCACCGGCCAATGGACCACCCAGGGCCAACCGCACCTCACCAGCGGCAACGTCATCGGGCTCCTCACCACCGGCCAACTCAACGGCCGCTACCTCATCACCTCATCCACCCACCGCATCACCCGCCAATCCGGCTACACCACGACCCAACAGGTCGCCCGCATCTCAAACCATTAACCATTCACTCAAGGCAGAGCCCATGCCCACCCAACTCGAATACGGCGAAGTCACCGCCCTGGACCACCAAACCTGCCGCCTGCGCGTACGCCTCGACGACCGCGACGGCCTCCAGACTTATTGGCTCAACATCCCCCAACGCAACACCCAAGGCACCCAACGCCGACCACTGATGCCTGAGATCGGCGAACAGGTGGCGGTGCTGCTGGATGCGGATGGCGTGGGCGGGGTTTGTTTGGGCGGGATTTATTCGACAGCGGAGCCACCACCGGTGGTGGATGAGGACACGGAGTTTGTGCGGTATAGCGATGGGACGGTGGCGAAATACGACCGGGCGTCAGGCGTCATGACCTTGGAATGTGTTGGAGAAGTGACACTTAAGTCCGGTGGCGCCATCATTATCAATGCGGTAGGAAGGGTTGTGTTGAAAGCAAATTCGGCAACATTAGAAATACCGCAGATCAACGTGAACGGTGATCTGCGGATACGTGGTGACGTTTATGCTTCCGGAACCATTTTGGATGCGGGAGGAAATTCCAACCATCACCAGCACTAGCCAATTCAGACCGTTTTTACGGTTGCTTGGGAGGGGGAGCTACTGGCTTGGTTACAGCTTGAGACGTGGGTCTTTGGGGAATATAACCGTTAGTTTGTATGCCATCCTGGCCCGGTGCGGGCTTAGCGCTTTCATTCTTGTCAGTCATTTTCGGATACCTTGTTTCAAGGATTCTTCGGTGGTGGAGCAACAGATTTGCTTTCACTCGTAGGCTTTGGAGAATATCCATCTCGAAACTCTTGCCGTCCGCTATTGCCTGAGCCGCTCGTGCTGCCACTTTTTTGCTTGTCTGACATTGTCTTCCGCTCCGCTGCTTTGAAGTGACCCAAATTCTCACTACGAGAGTTTATGGGTTTTTAGGTGGTGGTGCTGGTGCTCGCTCACTTGTGGGAATCGGGACGTAACCGTTATGTACGCGGCCTGATTCACGCTTATTAGATGAGTGTCCAGTTTTTTCATGTGAATCGTTTTTCTTATTGGACATTTTCACTTTCCTCAGCGTCTTTGATGTGGAAGAGCTCAAGTGTAGCTATTTCTTTTGCAATAATGATGATCCCAGCGGTTTCGTGTCTCCTTCGTTCCAATCCACCACCCTCGCTCAAAAGCCATGCTTCTTCGAGATATATTTGCTCAGGAGCGGGGCTGCTAGACGCAAAAGATTTCGTGTCGAAACGGCCTGCTATCTGGCGCCCATCAATCAAAGTCACTACCACCCAATAACGACCTCGCTGACTGAATACAAAATCCCACGGTTTTAGGGTGGGGTGGGCGAGCGATCGCTGCAGAAGTTGGGTTTTTCTCAGCCATAAGAACGCCCACGCCCAGCCAATGGGAGCAACCAGCACCACGAGGATGTAAAACAACACATACAACGTTGGGTAGGATGCTCTCACGTCAAAATGCTCTACGGCGTATATAGGCCCCAATAGCAGCGCGTAGTTGATGGAGCTGTAAGCCACAGCGTCAATCAATTGCTGTGCCGAGTCTTTGACTTGCGTCGGCTGAAGAAGCGCATACATCTTCAGGCTGATGAATCCGGGAACGACGAAAGCAATGAAATAGAAAAGTTTGTTGGCTGCCCAAATGTCCATATACGTCCTTTTGATTGGCTTCGTTGTTCGTCGTCAAAGGTGAAAGCAAGCTGGGAAGATATTGTCCCATCAGCGTCCTTTATAGCAGCACTAAATCTGATTAAAAGCCCAGCCCACAGGCCCGGAGCATCATCGGGCCCATGACGACACCCATCCCCCACACCCACATCACCGCAGCCCATTGGCAACCCGCACTCGGCACCACCGGCGAGATCGTCGAAGGCCTGCGCGATATCGACCAATCCCTGCGCATCATCCTCACCACACCGAAAGGCAGCGACCCGCACCGTCCCGAGTTCGGCAGCAACTTGCACCGTTACCTTGACTGGCCCACCGATCGCGTCACGCCGCACTTGGTGCGCGAAGCCTTTGACGCCGTGCGCCAGTGGGAGCCGCGCGTCTCGGTCGATCAAGTCCACATCCAGATCAGCGCCCACCACATCACGGCCCGCGTGCAATGGCGCATCACCGGCCAGCGCCAGCAGGTCACCGAGGTGCCGTATGCGCGCGTTGCCTAAACCCGAATTCATCAAAATCGACCCCGCCGCGCTGGAGGCGGATCTGATCGCCCGCTACGAAAAAGCATCCGGCAAAACCCTGTACCCGGCACAGATCGAACGGCTGTACATCGATCAAATCGCCTACGCCGTGTCCCGCTTGCAGATGAGCATTCAACACGCTGGCGAACAACTGCTGGTGCGCTTTGCTCGCGGCCCGATCCTCGATTATCTGGGCGAACTGGTTGCCACGCCGCGTCTGCTGGCCAAAGCCGCCCGGTGCACCGTGCGTTTCAGTCTGCCTACCGCGACCGCTCAAGCGTTACTCATCCCGGTAGGCACACGCGTCAGCACGCAAGACGCCAAAGTCGTGTTCACCACCGACCGCGATGTAACGCTGCCTGCCTATCAAACCGAAGTGTCGGTCACCGCCACGTGCCAGACGCTGGGCGAGCAAGGCAACGGCTGGACCCTCGGCCAGATCAGCGCGCTCATCAACGCGCCAGACCCAAGCCTCACGGCCAGCAACTTAACCACCACGGCCAACGGTGCTGAAGACGAAAACGACGACCGCTACCGCGAGCGCATCATCCTGGCGCCCGAGGCCTTCAGCAACGCCGGCAGCCGCGCCGCGTACCGCTATCACACGCTGGCCGTGCACCAATCCATCATCGATGTCGCCGTCCACGGCCCCGACGAAGGCCAACCC